GCAGAAACCCATTGACAATATACCAAGACATGATAATATATGACTATCAACAACTAGCGGAGACTACTCGAATGACTACTGCTTCGAAGACTATTACTGGTGAGTTCCGTACCAAGGTTTACTTCGCACATGTGCAGGAGCCTTCTCAGTTTGGTAACTACGAGATCAACCTCGCTGTTACCCCTGAGATTGAGAAGAAGCTTATCGAACTCCGTCTTGATGGTAAGATCAAAGGTGGGAAGGAACGCATTAACAATGGTGGTAAGTTCCTCACCCTTCGTAATGCTGTCGTGGATCTTAAGGGCTTTGAGTCTGAGATGGTTATCATCGATCAGAACGGTAAGCGTACGAAGTCTTTGATTGGTAATGACTCCGAGTGCATCGTGTACTGGCGGGCTTACGATACCCCTAAGTATGGTAAAGTCATCAAGCTTGGCAAGATGCTTGACTGGGATGAAGAGAACAAGAAGAAGAAGTTTGGTACCCTCAAGATCGTTGAGCTTGTAGAGTATAGCAAGCCTAACGAGTTCGCTGATGCAATGGATACCGCTGAGGAAGACCCCTTCCCTAAGTCTGCTGAACTTCCTCCTGCTGAGGTGAAGGCAAAGAAGTCCAAGTCTATCTCGTTTGAGATCGAAGCCTAATTGATGTACTACTCTGTTGACGAAATGCCTAAGGAGGGGGATTCAGTGGAGTCTCCCTCCCACTACAACTCGGGTAGGGTTGAGTGCATCGACTACCTCAAGGACAACATGCCCTATGATAACTTTATTGGGTACCTCGAAGGTAACACAAAGAAGTATCTCCATCGTTGGAGGTATAAGAAGAAGCCTGTTGAAGATCTCAAGAAGGCACAGTGGTACTTGAACCGATTGATTAAGGAGTTATCCGATGGACCTTGATGATTATCAGAACAAGGCTCTTACTACTCTTCTTGTAGCTACCGAAGAGCATCTTACCTATGGCCTTGCTGCTGAAATAGGGGAGGTTATGTCCCTTATGCAGAAGGCAGCACGGCATGATCCCCGGTATTGGTCTAGTGAGGCTGACTATTTCTTTGGAGATTATACTCCCTTGTTCAAGGAGAAGATCTTTGCAGAACTTGGTGATGTTCTCTGGTATCTCTCATGCCTTGCTAGTCATCATGGTTTCTCCATGAGTTCAATTGCCCTACATAATCTAGAGAAGTTGGGCAAGAGGCAGGAGAATGGTACGCTACAGGGTAATGGAGACAATAGGTAATGGCTTCTATTAACACCCTTGCTGAGGATATCCACCACCTACTTGAAGAGGGTACTGAGGAGGACATTACCTCATCGTGCCTTGAGTTCGGGCATCGTCTTGCTGGCCTAATCAAAGACAGGATGAAGCCTAAGACAGAGAAGCGTACACTCAGGATGTCTAACATTGGCAAGCCTGATCGTATGCTGTGGTATGAAGTTAACAGTTCCATTCCAAAGGAAGACTTTAATGGACCGACATACCTTAAGTTCCTATATGGTGACATTATCGAAGAGGTTGTCCTATTCCTCGCTGAGGTGTCGGGTCACACTGTGTCGGATCGACAGCGAGAAGTTACTGTTGATGGTATTGTTGGTCACATTGATGCTGTTATCGATGGTGTTCTAATCGATGTAAAGAGTACCTCCCCTTATTCCTTTAAGAAGTTTAAGGATGGTAGCCTTCGTAACGATGATCCCTTCGCATACATTCCCCAGTTGTCCGGGTACCTAACTGGTACGGGTATAAACGATGGTGCCTACGTAGCAGTAGACAAACAGAATGGTCACATCGCTGTTATGACACTGCAAGATACTGATAGGGTAGACATTAACGCTAGGATAGCTTACGTTAAGGAAGTAGTTAGTAAAGAGACACCCCCTACTCGCTGCTTCGAACCCGAACCAATGGGTAAGTCCGGTAACATGAAGCTGTCTACTGGTTGTTCCTATTGTTCCTTTAAGAAAGAATGTTATTCAGATGTACCACTTAGAAAGTTTATCTATAGTACTGGCCCAGTATGGCTGACCCATGTTGAGGAAGAACCGAAAGTCTACGAAGACAAAGAAGCCACTTAATGATAGCCCATCAAGATGGCGCAGAATCTTTAAAGACTTTGGTCTTACAAAGGATGGATACAACACGATTCTTCAACTCCAAGGAGGAACTTGTGCTATATGTCAACGACATCCTGACAAGATCAGACCAAGGAGAAACCTTGCAGTCGATCACGATCACAAGACTGGAGAGATTCGAGGGGCGCTGTGTTACCGCTGCAATCATGTGCTTCTTGGAAGGATCTTAAGAGACGATGCAGAAATGGCAAAGCGTTTGTATCTGTATCTAACTACTGAGAAGAACTACGGTAGGGTACCAGATTAATTATCATTTGATAACTACCCTTAGCTCAGTTGGATAGAGCAATAGCCTTCTAAGCTATGGGTCGCTGGTTCGAGTCCAGCAGGGTAGGCCAAGCTGGTATAGCTCAGTTGGTAGAGCATCTGATTTGTAATCAGGAGGTCGTGGGTTCGAGTCCTACTACCAGCACCATTCATTCTAATAGGAGAGTATCATGACAATCAGAGAAGAGTTTGAGGAACTGAAGGCACTCGTTAAGGTCTATCTCGAAACAAAGTATGATGATGGTGATATGTACCAAGATGATACTGAGTGGGCTGAAGCACTAGAGGAAATGGAAGTTGACCTCTGCATTGCAGTTGGTCTTCTTGATGAAGAGGATATAGCTATTGAGTAATACTCATCTCATTATTCCTGATCCTCATGCAGCACCAGATGAGGACTTGTCACGGTTCAGTTACCTTGGTAAACTCATCGCTAGTGTCAAGCCTGATACTGTTATCTGCATTGGTGACTGGGCTGACATGCCTTCCCTCTGCTCCTACGATAGGGGTACGAAGGGCTTCGAAGGACGAAGGTACAAGAAGGATATCGAAGCTTCCTGCATCGCACAGGAGTTGATGTTCAAGCCTATCCGCGAGACTAAGAAGAAGCTACCTCGCTTTATCATGACAACAGGGAACCATGACTATGCTAGGATTGAGAAAGCTATCCAGAAGGATGCTGTCTTGGATGGAACCATCTCCGTACAGGATCTACAATACGAAGACTTTGGCTGGGAAGCTTATCCTTTTCTGGAACCTGTTGAAGTCGATGGTGTTTATTACGCTCACTATTTCCCAACGGGGGTCATGGGTAGAGCTACAAGCGGTGAACATCAAGCATACACTCTACTCACCAAGCAGTTCGTATCCTGCACGCAGGGCCACACTCACACTAGAGATTTCGCAGAGAGGACTGGACCTGACGGACGAAGACTTCTGGGCCTAGTCGTAGGTTGCTACATCGATAGGAAGCATGACTATGCAGGGGAGGCTAACAAGATGTGGTGGCCGGGAGTAATCATTAAACGTGGTGTACACAACGGTATGTACGACCATGAATGGATTAGCATGGACAGGATTAAAGATGAGTTTCGAACTTAAACAACTTATCCTTGATCGATTCTCTGTTCTCGAACTTGTAGAAATCCTTGACCTAGACCCAGAAGAGTTCTATGATAGATTTGAAGATATCATTATTGAACGCTTCGATAAGTTAAAAGAGATAGACAATGGGCTGGAGAAAGAAAAGTTTTCAGAAGAGAATTAAACGTAGTCCAGTTGCTAAGGAGTTAGAGGAAGGGCAATATAGACAACGAATAAAAGAATCTGATAAAGATTATAAACGTCAAAAGCTGAATGTAAGGAACATCGATGACTACGCCAATGAAGAATCTCCCAACTGATTACCAGACCTTTATCGCCACCTCACGGTATGCCCGTTGGGTTGATAGCGAGAATCGTCGTGAGTCTTGGGAAGAGACTGTAGATCGGTTCATGGAGAATGTGGTAGCCGATAAGATTGGATTTGGATACCCCTACGAATCTATCCGCAGTGCCATCCTTAACCTTGAGATCATGCCCAGTATGCGTGCTATGATGACCGCTGGTAAGGCTCTTGAGCGTGACAATACCTGTGCCTATAACTGTTCCTACCTCCCTGTCGATGACATGAAGTCTTTCGATGAGGCTATGTTTATCCTGATGTGTGGCACTGGTGTTGGCTTCTCAGTCGAGCGTCAGTACGTCTCTAAGCTTCCTGAAATCCCTGAGAAGATGTTCGACTCTAACACAGTTATCTCTGTATCAGATAGTAAGGAAGGCTGGTCTAAGGCTCTTCGTCAGCTTATCTCTTTGCTGTACTCCGGTGAGATTGCTAAGTGGGACATGAGCAAGATCCGTCCTGCTGGTTCCCGTCTGAAGGTATTCGGTGGTCGCGCCTCTGGTCCTGAACCCCTTGACCAGTTGTTCCGGTTCGTTACCTCCATCTTTAAGAACGCTGCTGGCCGTAAGCTTAACTCTCTTGAGTGCCATGACATCATGTGCAAGATCGGTGAGGTTGTCGTAGTCGGTGGTGTTCGTCGTTCTGCTATGATCTCTCTGTCTAACCTTTCTGATGATCGTATGCGTAACGCTAAGACAGGTCAGTTCTGGGAGACTAATCCCCAGCGTAGCCTTGCTAATAACTCTGTAGCTTATACTGAGAAGCCTGATGCTAGTACCTTCCTGCATGAGTGGGCCAGCCTTGTAGACTCTGGTACTGGTGAGCGTGGTATGTTCTCGCGTATCGCTGCACAGAACCACACTGGTAAGAACGGTAGGCGTGACCCTAACCATGAGTTCGGTACTAACCCTTGCTCAGAGATCATCCTTCGTCCCTATCAGTTCTGCAACCTGACTGAGGTTGTAGTCCGTGCAGATGATAGCCTTGTTGAGCTTGAGCGTAAGGTTAAGCTTGCTACTATCCTTGGTACCATTCAGGCTACCTATACTTCTTTCCCCTACCTTAGGAAGATCTGGACTAAGAACACTGAGGAAGAACGACTCCTTGGTGTATCACTTACTGGTATCATGGACCATGATGTCTTGAATGGTATGAACCCTCATGGTAATCTTCCTGCTGCTTTGACTGCACTGAAGCAGGCTGCTATCGATACTAATAAGGAGTGGGCTGATAAGCTTGGCATTCCGGTGTCTAAGGCTATCACCTGTGTCAAGCCTTCTGGTACTGTTTCTCAGCTTGTTGACTCTGCCTCTGGTATCCATCCCCGGCACAACACTTATTATATTCGTCGTGTCCGTGGTGATAACAAAGATCCGATTACCCAGTTCATGAAGGATATGGAGATCCCGCATGAGCCTGACATCATGAAGCCTGAGAATACGACAGTCTTCAGCTTCCCGGTTAAGGCTCCTGATACGGCTGTTACTCGCCATGATATCTCAGCTACTGTTCATCTCCATCTCTGGAAGATCTACGCTGAGTTCTGGTGTGAGCATAAACCTAGCATTACTGTCTCTGTTAAACCTGACGAATGGGTTACTGTTGGCTCTTGGCTCTACGATAACTTCAATGTTGCATCTGGTCTAAGCTTCCTTCCTCATTCGGATCACATCTATAAGCAAGCACCCTACGAAGATTGCACCAAGGAAGAGTACGAAGAACTCCTTAAGAAGATGCCAGAGAGTATTGATTGGTCTAAGCTTTCAGACTATGAGAAGGAAGATACGACTAAGGCTAGTCAGTCTCTTGCTTGTTCCAGTGGTACCTGTGAAATTGTGGATCTCACCTGATGGAAGACGATAAGGTCAAGAACATTATCAAGCTTGTCAACAAAGAAAAACCCCCAGAGGAAACTCCGGGGGTTACACCTAACGATCTACTTAAAGACGGTCTTAATCAGTATGAAAGTCTTATCCTTGTAGGATGGAAAGAAGACAGTTTTAAGATCAGTTGGTCAGAGGATCTAGCACCTGAGGAAGTCTACCTTCAGCTTGACTTAGCTAAAGATAGACTCCTTAAGAAGATGTTTGAGTTCTAAGGTTAACGCTTCCTCTTCGAGACGCCAATGGTTTCTTGAAGAGGAATACCCATCTGTGTCTGCTGAAGACCAAGGGCAGTATTAGTACCAGACGGCCTCCAACCTGTATCGGGAGCCGGGGCATCGATACCTGTACCAGTTGGAGTAGTTGGCTTCTTAGCAGAAGGATTCACTGCAAAGCCACCAATGGTAGCATTCTTTGGGGCCTTTACATTTGAACCAAAGCCAACAACTTGCTGGTTAAGAGGATCAACAACCATAGCTGAACCCTTCACCTTCTTGGTAAAGGGCATACCAAGGAAGCCAGCCATTGCTCCCATACCCCCAGCCATCTGTGCACCAAAGGCGATCTGCTTCATTGTCTGCTTCATATCAGTCTTCTTAGCACCAGCAGTACCAGAGGTATTTGTAAGAGGCTTCTCTGTAGTAGTTGTACCTACGTTAGTACTAGCTGGAGTCTTAGTCGCAGCAGTCTCTGCCTTCTTCTGTCTAGATGCATTACGCATCATATCGACAGTACCAAATCCAACCATTTTATTTAACCCTTTCTGAACAGACTGAAGATAGACTTCTTGGGCTTACCCGAAGAACTCTTTCTCTGTTCCATAGCAGTCTCATTACGCTGGTATCTAGTAGGAGATCTACGCTTTGTCTTACCAGTACTAGCCGCCTGAGCTGTATCACTAGAGCCCGCAGCAGGGGCTACAGAAGCTGCCTTAGATGAACCAGACTTCTTAGCCTTGACATCAGTAAGCGCCCTAGCACCCCCCGGACCACCAACCTTAGAGGTATTTCCAGAAGCCGTACCTCCCGGCTTATTGACACCACCTCCAGACATACTGGCCTTAGGCATAATTACTGAAGACTTCTTCTTGGGTGTAGGACCATAGCCAGAGGTCTTAGAACCATAACCTCCCGGCATACTACTCTTCATCAAAGGACCACTAGGCTTATCCGAACCAGCACCAGCGGGGGCTGCATCTGTAATAAACCCAAGTGCTGCACCGACAACAGGAATCTTTTTAATAAGACCTTTAGCTACAGCAGAACTACCACCAGCATTAGTACCCTTAAGGTACTGCGATCTAAGCCCACCCTTATTAAGATCCTTAGCAGGACGAGGCTTGTTATCATTAGCTAGTGTCTGAGATCTAAGATCACCCGGCTTGACATCTCTAGCAGGACGAGGTGTATCCTTCCTAAGGAAGCTAGGCTTCTTCTTAGGAGGAGCCTTCTTAACGGGAGGTTTCTTCTTTGGTCTTGGAGCAGCCATCTTACTTACCCTTCTTCTTAGCGGGCTTCTTACCCTTTGACTTCTTCATGGACTTCATCTCTGCCATCTCTTCCTTGAATCCACCACGGTACTTACCGCCCTTCATCTCAGCCTTCTCTTCCTTCATCCCATGCTTCATGGGCTTCTTTGCCTTCTTTGCCATAACTTCTTTTCTCCTTAGATTACCAGTATTACCTGTTGTCATCATCGCTTCTTTGCTGTCCGTGCAGCTTGTTTAAAGGCTTTATCTGTAGGTGCGCCCTTCTCACCTTTCTTTCGCATCTTCTTGCCAGCCTTACGCTTGGCATTGATGTTAGCGTAGAGTCCTTGCTTTACCATTTTACTTTATCCGCCCAGTAAGCAGCAGACATCTTGCCCTTACTAATGTTCTTTGCATGCCTAGCCTTGAAACTTTCTCTACGCTTCCGGTAGGATGCAGACTCACCAGCTTTCTTAGGAGAACCTGAGACACCCTTCTGACCAAACCTAATAAGCTTTACCTGACTACCATCCTTAGCAAGGACAGCGTGGGACTTATTAGCATTCGGGGTCTTCTTAGGTTTATTGTACCCAGCGAACTTCTCACCTCTATACTCGATAGCCATTAGACCCTCTTAGCCTTCTTCTTAGCAGGAGGGGCTTTCTTTGCTGGCTTCTTCCCCATATCCTTATCAATCTTTTCTACACCAGAGATCTTCTTCTTCTGCTTCATACCGTAGAAGACATCCTCTGCCTTATCTCCATACTGCTTCTTAAGAGCAGTCATGATCTTCTTACCTTTTGCATTCAATGGCATATTAATAACTCCAAGTAGAAGACATACCGGGGAGGAGTTTATCCTTCGTCCAGATGTCAAAGTGAATACCAGCCCCCGGCATATACGTACCGACAGACCCATAGTTCTTCTGTATCCAGAAGTCTCTTACCTTATCCAACTGAGTCCTATCTGTAATCTGCTTACCAGCGGGATCATAGATACGAACGTCAGCAGCTAGACCACGACCAAGATCATCTACGTCATGGCGGATGCTACCTGTCCTACGTACACCAGTACCCTTCTTCTCCTGTCCACCTGAGAAGATCTCAACGGTATACCCAGTACCAAGAATAGTGCTTACTGCAACATCAAGCTTTAGCTCTAGCTCAGGAGCAACAACTTTATTTCTGATAGCCTGTTCATTCGAGTACTTCATATTGGTAAAGCCAACAGGCTTCAGTACTGTAGTCGAACGACTCTTAACATTATTATCGATAGTCTTTTCGAAGTCCTTCGTTACACGGATACCTGTCCAAGTACTCTGTAGGCTCTCTCTAAGGTATGATGTATTACCAGCAGCAAGATCAGCGGCAAGATCTCTACCCTTTGTGCCTCTCTTGTACCTATCAGTAGCCAGATAGAATGCAGCTTTATCCTGATTGTCAGGACTAAAGTCTGTTAACTCAGGATACTTCTTCTGAAGATCATCCCATGTCTGCTTTGTAATCTGGTACTTACCAGCGGCAGTACTAGGGCCAGCCTTAGTCTTAAGACCAACGATACCCGGATGCTGTTCAAAGCTATCAAACTTACTACCACCGACGATGATGTTATAATCACCACCTGTACCCTCAGCAGAAGCAATAGCATCTAGGAAGGCTTGTGCTTCGATAGGCAGACCAGATGTAGAAGAAGCTGGTGTAGTCTGAGGAGTACCCTCAGGGATTACGTAGTCTTCCTCTGACTCTTGATCACTGACTAGACCTTCAATAGGCTTAGGAGGAATGATGCCTCCAATAATATCAGCAATACCCTTACCGATATTAGTAAGCTGGTCTTCAGTTAAGTTAACAGGAGGAGCTACAGCTTGCACTGAAGATCCTGCTGTATTCAATTCAGGTGCAAAGATACCCATCTTACTTACCCAAGACTGTTACGTTCTGCTTAATAATCTCAATCGGGTCGATCTTGCTTCTGATATCAGGAGGGATCTTCTTAGACTGAGAAGCAAGAATTTTAAGAGATTGAATGATATCTGTAATCTCTCTAGAGTTAGCACCCTCTGTAATAGATACATAGTTAGAGAGGATCTTCATGGGGTCTGTCTCTGTAGGCAGCATCTCAACACCAACTGTCTTGACACTACGACCAGAACCCTTTGTCTCGTAGCGATAGGCACCCATTGCCTTCTTAAGATTGACATCGTTACTAAGAGCTTCAGAGTTTACATTAAGAGCAAGGTTCCCATTCTTATCCATCTCAAGAATAAAGGGAGAGAACTCAGTGTCCTTAATGATATCCATATTGACATTAAAAGAATCAGTCAGCTTCTTTACAGCATTAGCTGCATAAGTATTCATCTTGTTATAGAGATCATTACCAAGGTTAGGGTTTGTAGATTTAATGCTATCGATTGTAGTAAAGGCCATGTCACCAATAAGGTTTCTGACATTAGCAGACTTATAGCTAGAGCCTTCGACATCGATGCTAGGCAAGGCAGTAACATACATAGCACCGATATTACGATATGCTGCTTCTGTCTTCTCAGGCATATTAGGATCGTTCTTATAAGTCCTGATAGAGTTAATGCCCAGCTTACCAAGAGCAATCTTAGTGTCTCTCGGTGCATTAAAGATCTTCATAAGTTCTTCTTCTGGGGCCATACCCTTATAGACTTCTGCAAATCTTCTAGGTGAATCTCCAATGTCCTCTGTACCAAGGCTTGTCTCAGAAACATTCGGAGTCATACCGTTACCAGCAATGCCGATAGACAATTCAGAAACCTTTACAAGGTCAGCCTTGTTTTCAGGGTTAAGAAGAAGTTCTGAAAGAACAATAGGATTGTCCTTATTGAAAGCACTTCTCAATGAAGGATCTCTAATAATACCAGAAACTTGAGCCTTTTGATTCTCAGTCATAGTCTGCATAGACCGGGAGATAAGATCCTTATTCTGTGTAAGAGTCTTCAAAGTAGAATCATAGCCAGCCATAAAGCTCTCAGGATTAACTGTTGTAGGATCAAGACCCATACGGTTAATCTCGTTTGTAACTTCAGCAAGTCTCTGGTTTCTTGTAGCTGTCAAAGAATCAATAAGGAAAGTAGTCTCATCAAGATTATTTGTTCTAGCTTCCTGTCTAAGTCTATCGATAACTTCCTTAGAAGTATCCTGAGCAAAAGAACTATCAATTTTACCCTGCAAGAGAGGTCTTACATTAGTACCAAAAAGAATCTTTCTTTTCTTTTCATCAGATTCCATAAGCTTTGCTTCTTGTTCAGCAGCAGCAGCTTTATTTTTGTATGTTAGATCTACCAGATAAGCATCCTTAATATACTGATCCATAAGAAGAGGATCACCACCAGATTTCATCTGAGCTACAACAGCAGCAGACTGACCTTCAGAGGTACTCGTTGCCCACTTATAGGTACTAGCCTGAACAAGCTGGTCAGGATCAGCACCAGTGCCTTCATAGACAAAGCCCGAAAGTTCAGAGAAGATACCCTTAATACCTTCCCGGTACTTAGGGTACTCAAGGTAAGCATTCTTCTGAATATTTTTAAGAGTGACAGAACGAACAGTCGGATCTTCAATTTCAGAAGCTCTCTGCCACTGAGAGGTGACATCTTGGAGAGCAATCATTTCTTTATCACCCTCAGAGTTACCGCTCTTACCACCAGAAGCATCAAACATGCTAGTAATACTAGACCCAATACTCCTACCAATACCAGAGTAGAAACCAGAGTAATCAACAGTCGGTGGATTGTATGTACCTACATTTGAACCTTCAACAGTTCTCACTTCAGGTTTAAAGATAGCCATTCTTATTGTCCCTCTTTAGAAATAAGTTTTTGAAGCTGGATACTGAGGCCCTGATTAGCCGTCTTTGCATCCTGCATAATAGAAGTCTTAGCGAGAGTTCTGAAACTTTCTCTGCTCAAGTTAATTACACTTCTCCTCTGGTCAGGAGCCAATGGAGCAAGGAGAGAAAGAATTTCATCTCTGATACCAATTGCAGAAGCCATGTCATCCTGCATGATGTAATCATTCTGGAGTCTGACAAGCTCTCTAGTACGGTCTGTTACACCCTTAACCATCTGGCTTTCAGAATACAAAGCCTGACGAACATCGTAGTACAACTCTACTTCTTGGAAGGGAGTACCAAGGGTGTTCCACAGAGCATTCCAAGGACTCATACCCTCAGCCAATGCTCTACCCTTCTTGTCAATGAACTCACCAGTCTGCATCAGATAGTAAGCCTTAGCAGCTTTATCCAACGTAGAGATATTCCTCAGGACTTTACTAGCGTCATACTGAGTAAGGCTGATATCACTATTAAAGAGTGAGCCAACTAGAGTTATAGCTGAAGATCCTGTATCCGTAGCAATAGACAGGGAAGGACCACCGATTAACTCAGCAAAGTTCTTGTCCATGAAATCTTCGTAGACCTGAAGGATGCCATCACCGACACCAAGTCTACCTGACATAGCTGTATCTTCATTGATAATATTTGATAGAGTGTAATCAATCAACCCATACCTTAGCACAGTATAGGCATCCTTGTCAATACCCTCTGTGCCTTGATCCACAAAAGCATTTACAGCCAAGCCACCAAGCGGGATACCAGCACCACCGAACAGGGCAACCTGTGCCAAGCCAAGCCTAGTTCTTTCTATTCCTGTTAGGTTTCTACTAAAGAAGATGTTCTCCATAAGCTTTGCCTGATAGCCCAACCACTGGGTAGGGAGAGACATAAAACCTTGCTGCCACCAAGCTGCTGAAGATCTTGTCATGTTCATAGTAAGGTTATCAGCACGGTTCGTAATGAAGTCATCCATGATCCTGAAGCCAGCATCCGTATTGACATCAAGGAAAGGGTTAGCCTTCCTGAACTCACGGTAAGCTACGTTAGTAGCCATCAGTCTCTGGACTCTTTCACCCTCGTTAAAGGGGGTTCTACCCAGTTCTCTAACCTTGTTAATCATACCCCTTGTAACATCGTAGGTACCATTAATCTCGGAGATATTCTGATTAACTTGGAATCTACCGGATCTCCTCATGTAATCGATAGACTCAAGGAACTCGCCCTCAGTCATGCCAATGAAAGTACTTGACCTCTTGTACAAAGCCTTAAGTACATTCGGGTCAGGATTAATCATAGCCATTCTAAGCGGGAGATACGAAGCCGCAGCCTTAAGCCCATCCATTGGAGCAATAGCCATAATGTTCAAGGCAGAGGAAGCCTGAACAACAAACTGATCGGGATTGAATAGACCAAGCTTCATGTCAAAGGCGAAGGATCTCAAGGCTACATCCGGTCTGATGCTCATCTTGTCGATGACATCCCAACCTTTCTTATCAAAGATGTACTCACCAATCCCAGTCATCCGTCTATTCCAAGCCTGAGCAAACTCATTACTCTCACTCAATCTATTCAGGATAACTCTTCTCTCTGTCTTAAGCTTGTTACCAGCTTCAGAGTTAGCAAGTTGGGCTTCTTTCAACTGCTGAATAAAAGGCTTCTTCTTAATATCTTCATAGTTAAGGATAAGCTTATTCTGGATAGCAGAGTTTAGGAAACCTTCAACAGCCTTTACAGAGTACTCTCTTTCAGCAATGTAGTTTGTACCCTTAGCGAAGTCTCTTTCGATACCTCTAACAGCATCGACTTGCTTAAAGGACTTGTTATCATAACCATATATAATTGCATTCTGTCTAGAACCCCTGCTGTAAAGCTCATCGTATGTTGTGAGTTTACCAAGGCGATAGTTCTCAAACCTAGCTACACCTACCTCAGGCAGAGGCATATCCTTTGTTACAATCTGGATATCCTCAGCAGCATTAATACCATGCTTATCGATGAAAGCCTTAAGACCATCGACATCCTCAATGCTAGGATTAAAGTTGTTACTAGCCTTAATCAGACCATTCATGATCTCCTTACTGATGGTCCCAGCATCAAAGTCTCGAAGACCCTTAAGCAGAGTATTCACCTCAGTACCCATCTTAACGAGTTCCTGTGCTGTTCTACCCACACCAAAGACAGTCGGTGTAAGGTTCACAGCGTTGTCAGAGAGGTCTACAGTCTTCCTCTGAGAGACAAGGAAACCGTGGATATTTCCTGTCTGTCTGGTACCACCAGCAGTTCTAGGGACTACATCAGAGGGAAAGAGAGGACGGGAAGTCTTTAGGCTACCAGTAGCATAGAGAACCTTCTTACCGTTTACCTCAGGAGCATTGTCTACATCAACAATCTGGTAAAGGTTCTTATTCTTACCACCCTTCATAAAGGATTTTCTATCAATAATTTTACCCGTATTAAGATCATAGACATACTTCTGGGCATAGTCCTCAAGGCGAGGGAGAGCGCCAGCAGGAAGTCTCTTCATACGATAGAAAGTCTTACCATCAGCAGAGCCAACAAACTGGTCAAGCTTTTCGCCAGTGCTTCTCTTCAGGATACGGTCAGCCTCAAGCCATCTCGCTGTCTCAGCAAGCTTGTAACTGGAGACATAACCATCAATGACTTCCTTACTTGCAGCACGGCCAGTCTGATTATAGAACTTATCTTTAAAAGTACTGATATCATACCAGTCACCGTCGAGAGGATCTTCAGTGTTCAGCTTAGAGATAACCTGATCGATACCCCTAGCATCATCTTTAGAGATCTTCTTAAACAAGGCTTTATGCTGATTGATAATCTCATTCTCGACAAAGCCAATCTTGTCAAGGCCACGCTTAAGGACAGTATTGAGATCCTTGCTAGATGTAATCTCAGGAGAAGCAAAGATATCAAACATGGAAGATCTAAGCTTACCTAGCTCAGTAGCACTAGCCAAGCCCTTCATGTTCAGGTTTCTATCAAGCTTAACTACAAAGCCCTCAGGGGCAGTACCAGCAGAGTTAATACCATACGGCTCTACTCTACCACCAAGATTCTTAGCAAACTTCTCAGCGTTGTCTTTGTCTACGAAGGGAAGACCATTATCCTTACCCATTGTAATCTCAACGGTGTAATTATCAAAGCCAATGTCCTTCTCAGCAATGTCTAGAACATGGTACTTCGTAGCCTTCTCAAGCTGTACCTTCTTTCTAGACTTAGCGGCTTGGATCATGTCTTCGCTGTACATACCCTTATAGGCATTACGGAGAGTCTCAGCGTAATCGTTAGCCACCTCATTCATCAGGGTAGGCTTCATGGTAGGACCAAGGCCATTACTTGCCACTGAAGAAGATGAAGGTGCCGTATGCTTCGCTGTATTGATGGATGTAACTGGGTTGCTCAAGGCACTATCAAGTACCCTATTAGCTGCTACTTTGCCACCAGTAGCCTCTGCAACCTCAAGAGCATCCGTTGCAAGGGTGAGCTTTGCTGCTGTACCAGAAGTCTTAGCAGCCTTACCAGTAACTCCCAGAACCTTACCAACGGGTACCAGACCAAGGAGATCCACACCAAGCCAGATTGCTTCAGCTTCACCCTTACCAGCAGTCGCAATAGTAGCAAACCTAGACCAGTAGTTAAGAGTGTTATCCCCGAAGACACCAATGTCCTTAGCTTCAATAGCATACTGTCTAGCAAGAAGTCTCTTTCTCTCTAGGCTAGGCTCTTCCATGATAGCCTGAAACTTCTCATTACCAATCTGGGACTTACCCTTCCAGTTAGACATGCTTGCCCCTGTAGCACCAAAAAGATTCTCAACTACACCGACTGTGCTTTCTCTACCAATAGTGCCAAAGAAAGAAGAGGCAAGACCAAGGACATTCTCATCTGGTGCAATAGCATCAAACTGTTCTCTAAGAATAGCAAGAGAGATAGACAAGTTATCCGTATTAGGATCAAACTTATCAATAATGATATCTTCTAGGACATCCTTACTATCCCCGGAGCTAAGGAGATAATCTGTATTCCTCTTGTAGACATCCATACTCATCTTAAATTCTTCAGGCGAAGCACCCTCTGCATACGCCTTATTCATTACCGGAGTATAAGAAAAATCTGTATTAGTCGAGAGGAGTTCCTGTTGCTTATCAACCTCTACAAAAGACAAAGCTTCCTCTACGGTGGTGCCAACATGGTTAGCGTACCTCTCCGCAAGAGAAAGCTTGTACTTCTGTGACTTAACAATGTCTTTAGTTACTTCTTCTTCAGAAGGAAAGAGGCTTTCTACAACCTTATATTCTTTTTCCTGACTACCAAAGACTTCATCAAAAAGACCCATTATTTATTCCTTACCCAAAGTTAGGGGTTGGAAAAGCCCCAAGGATATTCTGAGCCATGCTACCAAAGCCAGCCCACTTACTAGCATCCATCTCATACTGAGCAGCCTTATTAAGATACTTCTGCTGTACCTCAGCAGATCTTCTTGCAGTCTGTTGGAAGCCAAGACCCGAAAGAGTCTGACTCTGAAGACCAGAAAGACCAGTCATTAGAGAGCTACTGGAGAACTTACCCTGTCCACCACCAATCTGAGCGGAGATGTTAACAGTCTGGCCCCTAGCAATAGCAGCTTCCCTCAGCATCTTCCTTCTCTCACGGAGATCCTGCATCTTCTGCATCTTAAGTTGTTCTTCAGCAGCCTTCTGCTGCATCTTCATAGCCTTTTCCTGTGCTTGCATAGCCTTCATGCTTGCTCCAGCACCGACGATACCGCCAACAACTCCACCCATCTTATACTTCCTTCCAGTATGCAATCTCTTGTTCAGTATAGCCCATTCTGTTAAGAACCTTACTAAGCTTCTCTGGGCTTAATCCTTTAAATGCACTTATTGAGAGGGTCTTAGCCCCCTTATACTTACCCCAAGCTTCGAAGGATCTCATCATCTCTAGCCCGTACTGTCTGTATTCTTCTGATACATAGATCGAAAGACAGTAGGCTATCTTCTTTGAGTGGAAGTACTGGTCTGTAAACAAACCTAAGACATAACCACAGACTTTACCATCTATAAGAAGAACTATCCCAGTATACTGGTCATTAAGTAAAGCATTATCGAAGAGATCCCTAATCTTGTCTTCTTCAAACTCTTCGTTAGGGAGGGCTTTATTTACAGATTCTTTTATAAGGGTAAGAAGTTCTTCATAGTCTTGTTCTTGACAATACCTAATAACTGGTATTACTTGCATCAATAGTTTCCCAACCAATAAGGTTTAGGTCTTTACCGGACTCGCTTTCGAAGCGCATCCTTAAGACTCGACCTTTACCTCTTATCTTTGTTCTAGCTACAATTGTATCATAAGGATAAGAAAAAGTCAAATCATTGATATTAACTGTAGGGTAATTCACCATACGGTAGAGTTGGCTAGGAGTACTCCAGCGAGAGCTATCAATAGAGAGATCCCACTTAACAGTAAGAATACAGCTAGAAGGATAATCGGAGATATACCCCTCACCAGAAGGAATAAAGTTCTCCTCCGTACGTCTCATGTAGCTTACGATGTACGGAGTATTCTTCTTGAGGATAGCCGAACCGGAGAAGTCGTAGGCTGTCTCAGCGTAAGAAGAGTAATCAGCAGAACCCCAGTCAAGGAAAGACCTACTAGTGAAGTTAGCAACGGTAAGATAACCATCAGCAGTCCTTACAAAAAACTTCGTATCAGAATTAGTAGTCGAAGTAGAAGAGATACTCTCGACAACAGTATTAGAACTAGCGTCGATTACCTGATCTGCTCCAACCAAGATGTTATAGTCTACCTCAGCAGAGCCAAGACCAGAGAGATAGAATCCACAGTAAAGATACGGGCTGGTACCCGTAGTGTCTTTAATCTCCCAAGGGAAGAAAGCCTGAAGGTTAAGATCATAAATAAGAATCTTAGACTTCTTATTGCTTACTGTCTCAGTCTCACTAGAGTACATCCAGATAATACGCTTACCCATTCTATCAAAGACTGCCGTAGCATCCTTCTTCTTATTAGGAGAGATAGCCTCATAGAAGGAGCGGATGTTATCCGACATACTTGTAACGAAGGGAGTGTTATTCTCAATCGCAACTGTATAGATACCTGAAGTACCCCAGAAGACAGGAGAGTCTGAAACATTAATTAGGGTTCTCTTGCTAGAGATACCAAAGCTACTTATCTTGCTAACGTAGTACTCCGTAGCCTTAAAGACCTGATCGACACCACCAATAATCCATACGCCATTCGAAGCAAAGATATACAGAATAGAACCTGTCGTGAAGAGAGCCTGAATGCTGGATGCCTCAGGGATAATGATGTACCCACCATCAGAGTCTACTAGACCGGGAGTATCCTCAGATGTAGGATCTTCCTTCTGGTAGCAGATACCGAAGTCCTTCTCACTTTCAATTGTCTTAGAGTAGAAGACCTTGCCACCATTCTTAGCAGAGTCAAGACCAGCATACCAGATACGCCCAGCATACGGAGCTACAGAGTTAAACCGTGCTGTCTCTACAATCGTTGTAAGGTTATTAACATTGGATACAGCGGATCTATTCTGGTTAAAGAAGTCTAGAATGAAGTGACCATTAGGAGCAAGGGTGTTACCAAACTCCACCTTTAAGTACTGGGCGATATCCTGATCGTTATCTGTATTCTTACCAGTCCACCAAGACTTATTTCTAGGAGGAAAATCTGATCTAGTATTGTCCCAATAGTCAAAGGCATTACCAGATCTACCATTATTATCCGAATACCATCCCTGATTAAAGAGATCGTAGAGATAGTTATTCGTAATAGCTGTAGGGGGAACCTCAGGAGCAACTTCTTTAATAGCTAGACCAGTTGCTGCGGTACTGCTGAAGTCTGTACCAGCAAGAGTATAGGTCATGGTCGTGCTAGTCGGAGCGCCTACAAGAGTAAATGTACCATTGAACTGGTAGATACTGGAATCAATCTCTACAGTATCACCAGCATTATAATAGTGAGGCGTATTAACCGTAATGGTAACGAGGTTACTTGTCCTAGAGATAAAGGTAATATTAGAGGACATGCCAAGATACTCAAGATCTCTAATCTGGATCTTGATCTTACTCACTGTAATGTTATCGTCAGTAGGGATATACTCTACACGAATAGGTTCGATAGCTGGGGATACAATGATTAGATACCCAGTAACAGAAGCGATATTAATATAGGAGCTAGAGACAGAGTAACTGTTATTAGCAGAGTAATTATTCAAATCAATACTGAAAGACTTCTGACCAGCAGAGATAGTGTCTAACGACTTATCGTAGAAGTAGACCATGTTATTATGCTGGACAACAAGGAACTCAGTACCACCAATACCAGAGACACTAGTCCAAGTTTCAGTATGGACTAGATCCCCAGAGGCTACAGAGAAGGTACTATTCTGGTAGTTATCTTCGTAGGCAATGCCTCTTCTTCTGCGCCGTGTACCATCAATAAGAAGATCAAAGTTAAGTTCATCTGAAGAAGTGTTCTCAGGATAGGTCATAACAGAGGCTTCAGTATAAAGCCCCTTAATAAAAGTATTTACAGTTTTCTGACTATACTGCTGTGGTGCCACTCTTCTTTTCCTTTAGTTTCGGAGGAGGAGCCTTTTCCTCACCGAACATTCTATCCCACTTAGCTTCTTTACTTTCTTGTGTATGGTTCAACCAATACGACAAGTCAGCCAAAGCAGTCTTTCTATTCGTGTAATAACCAGAGAGATGCTCAGGTACAAGACCATTATCTGCTTTAATCTTGAACATACTATAGCCATCGGTAGGCTTATAAATAGTATACATCGTCTTTCTTTTAGGAGAGGTTACGTTTAGAATTGTACCCTCTTTATTATCTTCAGTTACGATAAGGTCAATATCGTTTTCTACCATAGTCATTGAGTACCCTCTGTTCTCCAGTCTTCCAGCGATTGTTCTTCTGGAAGTATCTGTGCTTTCTAGCAAACTGTTCTGTTTTAGGATCTGGTCCACCCTTAAAGAGCGACTGAGTTCTAACTTTAATTTCGGAAAGGTAATAGGGAAAGATCGTATCATCCATATCTGGAACAGAGCTATCTGTCAGGGTGAATGTCGGAAGCTTAATCCCTAGTACCATTGTCTTACTAGACTGTAGAGTATTATCTACAGAACTCTTATAGCTATCGAAACAAAGATACCTATCATCAAACGATGTATAATAGTCAGGCATCTTACTATTGTCGATAGGAAGAGATATTCCTGATGTCGGATCTGTAACGATGATTACTTCGGATGAAGAGGTATCCCTCTTGACAATTCTCTGAATAAATTCATCCGGTAAAAGATAATCGATAAGCTTGTACTCAAGTTGCCCAGCCGTCTCAGATACATTATACCTCAACTCCTTGATCTCAGTGATGCTGTCTGCATCCATGAAGTTAGGACGGGAGGAGTTAGATAGACCAGTTACTGTCATCAACTCCGTATGCTCAGGAAGATCAACAGTTGTAATTACATCATAATAGACACTCCTACAGACGTTAGCTATTTGGGTTGCTTCTACTGTATCGGAAATGCTGTTAACTTCATCGGAGTCTAGATCATTCAGAACATCCTGAACAATCTCCAACAGTGTCATTTTAACTGTAGCCATTATTCTTACCTAGCCTTATGTACACGGGCTGTAATTAGACCAATATTAATCATATTAGCTGTAGCAGTATTAGTATTAAGATAAATCCTAGCACCATGAGACACCATATTAGATGAAACTGGAAACAAAGAAGACTCTGTAATAACCTGACCAGCACCCTTATCTAGATAGATAGTTGTTTCACCAAGGCGTGTACCATAAGTGCTACCATCAGAAGATCCATAAATAATTAGATCCATATGTGCAGGAGAACCTGTCGGAGCAAGAGCTTGCATAGTCAATGTAATAGAATGAAGATCTCCTACAGCAACAAACTGGAGAGTTTCAGTAGCCAGATTCATAAGACTGGAAGTTGTACCTGTAAGGGTAATCGGAAGCTGAGAAACATCATCAGCAGTAGTAAAGGGAAGAAGGACAGGTGTAGTACCAATTGCTAGGGCTGTAGCCCCTACGTATGTCGTATTCGTATATTTACCCCAGCCTGTACCGGGGAACCTATTAGCGTTAGTCCATGTACCAGAGCCACTACCATTAGCAAGGTATAGCTGGTTAGCGGAGGCACTAGAGATACCCTTAGGTTCGTGGATATTGGGATCTGTCAGACTTGAATGTTGTACGTTAGCCATCTATAGTTCACCCCGGAGGACCATTAGTATTATTATATCGATTCTTTCAGAAGTGTCAAGGGGGAACCGTTAAGCTCCCCCTTAACGAGAGTATTAGTCTCTTTCGATGTAGTTGATGATAAGGCGACCCGTACCACCAGTAATCGTACCACCCTTAACGGTATAGACATAACCGTCAATCGTGTTAGAGAACTTCGTATAGATACCCGAAGCAGCATTAGCTCTGTTACCATCACAAGCAAGGACGTTAGTCACTGCAAGATTGGCCTGAGTACCGAGAGTCGATGTCAGGATAGCGTTTGCCGAAGCACTGGTACCGTCCTTAGCGGCAAGACCAACTGTTAGAGTACCAGAGGTACCCGTCATCGCTGTCTTAGCAATAAGGAAGGCGTTGACGATAAAGGCACCAGCCGGAAGAGCAGCAGCCTGAGTATCCGAAACAGCCGTTACTGCTGCCGAGAGATAGTCAAGATCCAATTCCAGCGTCTTAATAGCGCCCATCGTGCTCAGACCAGCAGCAAGCTGCCCAGCCTCAGGGTTCTTAAAACGAACTTCAAGTCCGTCAGTATTTGTCCAATCAGCCATTTATATATCCTCCTATTAAACCGCTGCGTTCGAAAGAACACAGACAAGGTTCTCAGGACGGAAAAGCTTGACACCATAACGAGCGGTAGTTACAAACTCTGTACGCTGGAAGTCCTTGTTGTATTCAGTATCAACCTCAGGCATCTGTCTCCAAGCACCAATGAACGGAGTAACCGCACCATCAGCAGAGAAGAACAGGTTAGCCTTAAAGCCAGCGCAGTTCACAGTCTCAAGCGTTTCAGCAGAGATTGTAGCCAGACGCTGCGAGGTATAGACATCGAAGCCGTAGACGTTACGGACGAAGCGCATACCAGTCGCAATACCCGAAGAGACGATACCCTCGAACATCGGGTTGTTGTTAATGCCAACAAGCTGAGTAGCCGTCTCAATTGTGTAAGCGACCGAAGGGTCCACAATAGCGACACGGTTATTAGCCGAGACATTGGCAAGGTTCAGCGAAAGGTTAGCGCGGGCAAAGTCAGCCACGTTAATGACGTTGCTAGAACCAGTAGCGACATAACGATGCTTACCACCGTTAATAGCATTGGTATTAGCCGCTGTCTGCTGCGACTGAAGACCAAGGATGGCCTCCTCGACATGCTCCATCAAAGCACGCTCCTGCTCAGGCACAAAGCGCGAGACAAGTTCGTTCATGTAAAACATATCCTGTTCAGCCTTCTTCGTCACGTATGTACCCGAAGAGAGGTACTCGTTGATCTGGAAGGTGAACTGCCCAGTATCAAGCGGGCGATACTTTACCGCTTCGTCTTCAACGTAGTCATCGACATACGCCTGACCAATCGACGGGATCTTGAATGTGTCGCCATCAGGAAAGTCCTGAAGCCAACGCACGTACGACTGAGCCATAAGCTCATCACGCAGAATCTCCTTAAGCTCACGCGACCAAACTTCAGCGCGAGTAAGGAGAGATACATTACCAGTTGTCATACCCGACATATCTGATCTCCTTTATATTATGTTAAGAGTTGTAGAAACGATCCCCTAGTCTTTCACGATCCTGAATCATAGTGTTCTGGATCTTAGGGGAATAGTACAAACTCCGGTTCTCCTTACGCAGCTTCTGATAGAAATTGAAGTCGCGGTCCTGAGAATTAGAGTTGAAGTTCTCACTACGAATTGTTGACTGGGTTGTCATTGTACCAGAAGTACTTGCCTTCTCGTTCATCTTCTTAACTCCAATCAACTGAAAGAATGCTGTAGGTGACTCCGCTGCAATTTCCTTAAGCCTGTCAAGAGACATATTAAGCTCCAGACTCTTAGCCTTAAGATAATCCGCAGTCTTATCACCGTACTGCTTCTGCATCTCTTCTCCAACTACGGAGATATTCTGAGAAGCAGTCTTGCTCTTTTCCTTCGCAGTAATAACCTTTTCTACAAGGGCTTCAAAGTCACTCGCGCTCTGAGTGGTGTTCTCAGTATTAGAGGAACTGGTTGTTACCGGAGGAGGCTGTTCTGCACCAGTCTCAGAACCCTTGCTCATCTGTTCAAGGAGAGTCTTAGCATAATCCTGCTTTGAGAGTTCTGCCCGAAGTTCATCAAGCGTCTTAGTGATTTCACCAATGTGCTTATCGGCTTCAAGTTTACCTCTAGCAAGGGCTTCGATATCCCTAAACTTCTTGCCTTCTCCTACCAAATGATCTACAAAAGACTCTTTTGTCTGTATCTGCTGCGTCTCATTTGTCGTACCTTCCGTGGTCGCGGAACTAAAAATATCACTCATTATTTTACCTCTTGGTCTAGGTGTAAGATGTTTATAATTTCTGTTAAAGCCCTGTTGTAACCATTACGGTCTGCTTGCTTATAAGCCCAACTAGGACTATCGTAATCATCAGCAATTACAATCTGTTTAATTCTGTTCTGAACGATCTGCTCAAGCTTATCTAGTACATTCTTAGCAGACTTGACTTCTCTTTTAAAACCATCCTGTTCGTCTTTAGGAAGGTCCATAAACCAGATAGTCTTCACTAGATACCCTCATCCACAGCGATTGCATTCTCCTCGTCAGCAATAAGCTGGACTTCCTGTGCAACCTTCTGAGTTTCATAGTTCTCATAGATAGAGATATTAGAAGCAAAGAGGCTCTTCTCACCAAGTTCCTCAGCCATGATCCTAGCAAACTCCTTACCACTGAGGTGGGCTGCAACAGATGGGTCAGCAGCCTTAAGCTGCCAAAGCTGGGATAGATTCTGTACTCTCTGGGCTCTCTCAGCAAAGTGCCTAGCACCCATCGGAATGATCTTACCGTTTGCTGTAATATCTTCCTTCGTAATCGTCTGAAAGATTGAGACAGAAAGTTCATCATCCATAACACGGATAACATCAGAGGCATCCATGTTTCTTCTAGAAGCCTCAAGCATAGCGTTCAGGATAGGCTCTACAAAGATACGCTCAAAGTGCTGAGTCTTATTCTGGAAGATACGCGAGGCTGCATTCTGGAGAGAACTAACTTCGAATGCTGTCTTCTCACCCGGAGTTCTAATACCCATAGCTTCTCTAGGTGCACCAGCAAGCTGCTCCATCTTGTTCTCAAGAACAGCAATCTGGTTATCCGCATTCAGTGCTGTCGGATCAGGAGCAAGGTAGCCGACATCACCTTCATCACCAAGGTAGATTCTTGTTCCCGGCTGGAAGTCAAAGTCTTCGACATCACCCTTAATCTTCAGAACAGGGAAAGCAATCTGGTCGAAGACATCCGCTCTAAGATTCTCAAGATGATCCATTCTGTACTGAAGACCAACGAGGTTATCCAATGGACCCATAGCGTACAGGTTATCAGGACGCTCTCTCCAGCCAACATGGTAGATAGGAGACTTACCCAGCCAAGAGGGGTTAGCCATATCAGAGAGGACATACGACCTATCAACAACCTTAATGATACGATTCTTCATAAGAGTATCCGTAAGTTTATCGTAGATATCCCCGTAGAATGTCAGGATCTCAACGTAGTCGGAGTTATAATACTCTCTAATCGAGCCAAAGCCATCGACAACAAAGCCATCATTCTTATGGAGATCGGAATCAGAGTAACCCTGAATGGCATTCCTAACGCCAATCATTCTGTCGAAGACTTTCTTCATGTACTCTTTATTAGGATCTTCTTCGATCATTCTTCTGGCTTCACCCATCGAAAGAACAGAACGAATAATCTTTGGTGTAGCCTTGAAATCAGCAGCAACAGGGTTGAATACGATGTCATACGGAGAGATTCTGACTACTCTAGGGCCAATGTACCCCGGAATAATCTCCTTGTTCTCAAGCTCAGTATAATTAGCTTCCCAGTCTACTGTAGCAAAGCAATTACCATAGTCGATATAGTCGAGGACCAGCTTAGACATAACAATCTCAAAGTCAGACTGCTGGACCTTATTCTCCATATAAGCTTGGATAGTCTCACGCTTGATCTTAGCGTTGCTGGTCTTATCCGAAGCCATCCACTTCATCCACTTATTCTGAGGGAAGAGTGTAGCCATGTAATTAGCGTGGAGGTTATCTCTAATCTGTGTCAGCTTAGGGACTGTCGTGCTATTCTTCCAAGGGAGAGAACTATTGCTAGTCGATCTTGTATCCGTAGCAAAGAGATAGTTTCTAAGTTCCTTCCACTCTTCAAGCTTACCAACTCTCTGCTGGTTCCAGAGACGCCACTTATCAGAGATCTCCGTAGCAACGCTGTCGGGGCTGATAATCAGCTTCATGTCTAGAGTTGTACCAACCATTAGTGCGAAACCCCGCCAAATCGTTCAGAATAAACTATGTTATTATTCGATGTTCTCTTATGCATATTAGAAGACGGGCGAACCGCAATCTCAATACAGGAAGCAAGAGCATCTTTAATGTCATCATGTGGTGGGTTATTGCTGACGAGTTCCTCTTCAAGAAGCTGACAGTTACCACCTTTATAATGGTAGATACTAAGATTGTCGTACCTTGGTTCAAGGACCGCAGCCATACGCTCTTCCTTAGAACCAGAGTGTCTCGTAGGTTTATGCTCCTCAATCTTCAGCATAAGCCCATGAGGACGAATATAACTATCCTTTAACTCTTGGACAATAGCAGCCTGAGCCGCTGTTACTTCTGCCCTGAGTTTCTTGAAGTCCCACCGATTAAGGAGTTCAAGGATGTGGCTAAAGTACTCAGAAATCTTATCTGTTCTGAATCGGTCAATATCAAGAACATAAACATTGTTTTCAAAGTCCACGCCAATAACTACAATTGCAGTATAGTCTGCCTTGCGTCTAAGACTATAAGCAAAGTCAACTGCCGCGAAAACATTTAACTTTCGATCCCTATAATACCATGAACCATGTGTATTTGTCAAGTGTTCTTTTTGGAAATACTGAAATTTATCATAGTCAATAGGACGATTGTCAGGATCATTGGGATCATTATAGTACTGAGATCTAAACTGGGTCTTATCTAAGTACTGAGCCCTCTTCTTAGCTAGAATCTGGATGTCAAAGCCGAATGCTTTACCATCATGCCTTACCTGACGGGGCCAAAGGAACTCTCCAGTACCATCACCAGTATTTTCTACAGCCCTTTCGAAGGTTTCATAGATAGGTTCTGCTGCTATGATCTCACCGGAACTATTGTAGATGTCTTCCTCCATGCTGAGGAGTTCTGAGTATAGATCCTTGGGGTGGTACCGGGTACCCACCACCCATTCTCTAGCATTAGCGCCCTCAATAGAAGACAAAAGAGAATACTGAGACTTAACTTTGTCTCTACCTTCTTGGGTATACGCATTCTCATAGACTACAACGTCATCCAAAACAGCAATATCACAGTGCAAACCAGTAAGTGAGGTCGTAAGACCACCAGTAAAGATGCTGGGATCACGGACTGACTCAGCTTTTCTCTTAGGATGGTCAAGACTGATCTCAGTCATAGTCCACTTCTCTCTTTTACCTTCGTCATAGTGGACATAATCAGGCCAGTACCGCCTATGAATATCCGAAGTAAAGATAGCCTTGATAAATGATAGCTGCTTCTGTGCTAGGTTAGAGGTAGCAGAGATATACAGCACCCTCAAGGTAGGATCTCGGGTTAATTCCCAAGCTACACGGTAGGCTACTAGTGCAGACTTACCATGATCTCTAGGAAGAAGAGTAAGCTGATGGGTCTTAGCATCCTCACGGTTCCACCAACGGCAGAGTTCTTCATGGACAGATCCAAGGACACGCTGCGGTGCAACAAGTCTAATAAAAGTAATTAGATCCTGTTCAGCAGCTTCTCTGATGTCATCAAGGTTTGCCATTACTGAAGCTTCAGACCAATTCTCTCAGCGTCATCCTTGAAGTTCTTACTACTTTCTACTTCTCTACGAAGTTCAGCATTGATCTCATCTTTGCTGGGCCTACCACGCTTACCTTGCTTGTCTAGATACTCGTTATCAGCGAGGTACTTCATAGCTTGGAAAGAAAGCTTCTCATCCTCAGTAGCAGCCTTAATAATCGAGCGCATAGCCCTAGCCTTAAGCTTGAGGTTAAGTTCCTTCCTCCACTGGTCTACATGCTTCCGGATAGAAGGAGACTCTAGGACTCTTTCCCAGTGTTTAAAGGAACCAAGTGTAGCCATAGCAAAGTCATACTCAGTTACATCCTCCATCTGAATGTAAACCTTCTTCATGCTTTTATAGATAGTACCATCAGCACGGTGATCGTCTTCTTTCAATGTCCAAGATGTCCCGAAGATTGGTCTTTCATCCGGGAGTGTAGTCTCGTAGAACAAACCTTTTGTCTGGAATGCAGCCATACTATTTACATCTTTTCCTGAAATGATCCCACTCACCACCACGACGAACACAATTTCTATAAGCTTCCTCTTCTTCTGGAGTCATTCTTTTAGAGATGTACTTCATGGCAAACGGTAGAAAACTAATTAATATTCTAGTGAAGAACTCAACCCAGAAGGCTGGTCTTTGTGCAGCAAGATAACCACCAGCTATAAGCCCGATTACGATACAGGCTATAGCAAGGATCTCCTGCCAAGACATTAGACAGGCTTAGGCTTATTCGGAATAGCCCAGACAAGGATAGGAGTCAGAAGACTGACAATCGTAGCAACAGTATCCTGACTAACAACTCCAAGGTTGATACCAAAGAAGAAGTTAAGCAGGAAGATGACCGACATGATTAGTGCAACAAGGGCCTTATCCATCGATGAAAACATATTAATCTCCTTAATTATGGATACTTATTTCTAGGCAGTTCAAAGTGAGGACCATCTTTAAAAGACTTCCAGTCTCCACCCCAAGTAATAGGAATATTTTCTAGCTTGGCAGCTTCCTTTACGATAGCGGCAAGCTTTGCATACAACGGCCAGTCCCACTTAATCTTACCGTTTAGTGTAACAGCAAAGTCTACAGCCTTACTAGTACCATCCTTACCGGGAATATGGCGAGAGTTAAGCGTAGTCGTAGCACCAGCCTTAAGCAACTTCTTCTGTTCTTCTAGAGTTCTAGCACCACAGGTAATGACAAATCCAAAAGACTTATCTTTACTTACGTTAGTAATTAGCTTGGCAGTACGCCGAACTACCTTGACTAGATCCGGGTGGACTCTTTTAAGCTTTGCTTCAGATGAAGCGTTGATATCCATTACGGTGTTCTCCAGTGAATATGCGAAGCTATCCATTGAAAGGCATACGGAATAGCCATACCAATAATAACAATTACCCCACCAATATAAGCAATCTTCTCTTTAATAGCTGTCTGAAATGCCTGAAGCTCTTCAACTTCATCCTGTAATTCAGAGATGTCTTTAAGACACTGCTCAGACTGAGGCAGACTTTTAATACCATCCTTCATGTATTCTTGATTAGCTTCAATCCTAGCCAACCTTTCCGCTACCTCAATCTGCCACTGTTCCACAGATTAAACCTTAATGATGTAATTAAGGATTATCGTGGGTTGTACGTTATTGTGCGCGCCACCGCCTCCGGTAGAACTGGACAAACCATTAATAGCTACGTTTGCAGACCCTGCCAGAGTGTACTTTGATTCCTGATTGGGACTGCCGTATACAGCAGAATCATTCAGATAATTCGTAGAATTAAGAGCTGCGGTGCCAGTGTTGTTGTTGGCTACAAAATGCTGGTGCGCTGGTGTCTCAGCAGTCAACAGGGTATGGGCCTCAGTGCCACCCGTTCCACCCAGAGTGTCACCATTGACGCCACCGGAGAGTCCCGTCAGGCGATTAGCGGATGTCCCACCCATATCATCCTGACCCGCAATGACGCGACCACGGAGATCTGGAATATTGAAGTTTGCTCCGCTGCCGCCGTAGGTGTAACCAATAGCAGCAAAGAGCGTAGCATAAGTCGTAGTTGAAAGACTGCGCCCTTCACAGAAGAACCAGCCAGAAGGTTCAGTCGTACCAGCAAAAGGCATAAGAGAACCAGCGGGTGTATTAGATAGAACATAATTTTGAGTTGCTAGAACCTGTCCTTCAATAGCGATGACACCAGCAGAGACTCTTGAGATAGTCGTATCAGAAGCGTTACCAAGTTCAATGTTACCAGCAGTAACAAGGCTACCAGCAGGATCAACAGAGACTCTCAGAGTACCACCAGTACTAATACCTACGGTATCCGCTGCCGGAAAGTAGATACCCGTATTCGTATCACCAGTAACCGTAATAGAAGGTAGAGCAGCAGTACCAGCAGCGACTGAAGCCTGACCAGTAAAGGATGGAGACGAAGAGATCTCACCTTCGACATACGTTGCAATCTGTGCTCCGGTAACCTTCTTACTGGTACCCGCTTCGTTAACCTCAAACTGCTGTGTCCCAGAAACAGATGCAGCCGCTGTTAGATCTGAGATTTTAATGTTAGCCATTCTTAGTTAACCCTCACCCAATTATTGTCTACATACTTATATATCGCTATTGGTAGAATCCAGTTATTCTGGTAATTAATATACGGTGTACCAATCTTCCAGTTAGTTAGATATTTTACATAAAGTTCGGAGTCGAATACAATCTTATTACCAGATGCAGAAATGGAAGAACTACCAGAATTAGAACTAAACGCTTCTGTAGATCTTATTAAACCATCCTCAGTAACTCTTGTATCACCAGCCTCTGTAACTCTATCAGCAGGAATAGAGATAGCTTCAAACTTAGCTTTATACGTTACCCTACTATTTATGTTTCCTGTATTATCTGTTATTAAATAATAGTCAGAGAGGAAATTAAGATTGAAGCTTGTATAATTACTGAAAGAACCGACACCAGTCAGCGTAGGTCCAAACTTCTCAAGGATTCTAGAATCACTACCCTCAGTAATTCTGAAGTCACCGAGTTCTGTTATACGAAACTCAGGCATACTAATTAAGCGAGTGCTAGGCCAATATCCCCAGCGAGAAACTCAAGAGAATCCCCATCAGAGATAGTCTTACCAGCCGTTAATGCTCCATGCCACAGGAGATTACCAGAGGTTACAGCATCGAAGATTCCAAGGTGTGTTACCGTACCCCAAGCACCACCGATAGCAGTAAACAAGAGAGAGTTTGTATTACTTGTAAAACCATCAGGAGAAGTAGCAGCAGCAAAGGTGATAGTCTTCCTTGAGTAGTTAAACCCAGAGACTTCCGTACCACCACCTGAGTCAGACGGTGCAGCGGTATAAAGGGCAACATACCAAACTGTCGGGCGAGTAGCACTCCCCGTTGTTACAAGCCAGTCTAGAAGAAGCTTCTCAGCGTAGTTTGATAGAGCAGCCATTCCGTTTTACCCCTAAGAAGAAACCTTAAACCAGATATCCCCGTTTATACCACCAGACGGAGAGTCTGTACTAATCGTGACTCTATTATATATTGAAAAGATATCTACACCGTTAACGTACAGACCATCAGCATTCATGATTGAATTACCATTCATGTCTAGGTCTGCATTCATTGCATTCGGAGTAGATCCATCTAAAGAAAGAGTATTCTCAAACCCATTCCTAAGATTATTAAAGTTATCATTAATAGTTTCAGTTGCCTGATAACCTGTACTGACTGTACTGATATTAGGTTTCTTAGCCATTACAGAAAGACTCTTGCTCTATTGTGAACGGCACCCGGATCAAAGAGGCACACGCCATTCGGACCCTCATACCCACCGGGAACACCGGGACTGGGAATAGCAGTCCACACCATGCCGGGAATGAGCGACAGGATGTTGGTGCGCTGGAAGACCGACAGAAGTTTCCCCTCGTCATCGTACTGCGGCAGCGTGGTCGGGTTACCTTCAGCATCAGGCGGTCCCATCATAAGCATGCTAGCGATAGCGCCAGTTGCCATTAGGTTGACGTGATGCCCAGCGATGATGACTGCGGGAGTATCCTCCTTTGCAGGCACCTTCGTCACCGGGCCGATCTCGTCGATGATGACGCCCTCATGCGGGATGAGCCTGCCCTGCTCATCGACGGTTGCCAGCATTGAGCCGTCAGGCAGTGCCGTTGTGGTCATGCCCGTGACGAAGAGTTCGCGGGAGGAACACCATGCGAAGATTTCGATTGTCATTAGGTTGTCCTCGTCTGGAGTTCGGCGTTGCTGATGCGGCGCGGGAGGTAGGTGATCTGGCGGATGTGGCCGTTCAAGAACGTACCAGCAGATACAAACCAATTACCAAGTGACAATGTTGTTGCGGCAGAGGGTACAGCACCAGTTGTCACCTCTGTAGAAATCGCACCATTAACACTGCTGTTGAACGAGTTTGTCTTGTAGTAAACACCCGCTTTGAACGGATCGTTCACAACAGTTACTCCGCCTATTGTCGAATTGACCACATCAGCCCCACCAGCGCGAACGTAGTTCCGCAGTTTGTACGATGTTGGCTGCGCGTTCATCCTTATGTAGTTACTTGTCGTTCCATCGCTCAGATTGATATGAGTTGGAAGATTAGACGAAGTGTCAAATGTTGATACATTCGCCACCAACGTCCCCTCAGTCGCACTATACGGAAACGCTTGCGTGCTGACGCTGGCAACGTCAGCGTTGCGGGTGGCTCCTGCAACGGCAGAACCATTCGGCACGTAGCTTGTCGCAAAGCTGCCCAGTTCAAGCTGCGCTCCGTAGGCGTACACAGTGCCAGCGGTCAGCGTCTGCCCACCAGCGTTGCCATCTGCACCGACATCGCAAGAGATAGTCGTAATGGAAGCCGTAGTTGTTCCAGTGACGGTAAAACGCTGCCACGATGAGGTGAGAGTGCAGAGCGTGTTTGCACGATTTCCACCGCTGTCACTAAAGCGCAGGTAGACGCTGCTGGTGGTGCCAGCCTTTAGCCAAATGGTAAATGTGTAAGTGCCATTGGCTGTCGTTGAGAGCGTATGCCGCCATGCACTGTAAGTCCCTGCGCCCGTCACCGCCGTGTTGTAGGTAATCATCGAAGCAGACGTCGAAAGACCATCCGGCCCCGGTGCGTTGTCGATGGTGATTGTGTTTGCCGTACCGGATGCCAAGCCACCCCAATAGCTGGCCGTTGTTTCGAGCGTGCGTGAGTAGCGGATAAGGTTGACCCTCTGCTCCTCAACCAGCAGCCCCTTGCAAGCCAGCGTCACCGGATCGAAATCCCTGCGCGGGCCGTAATACGCTGCACTCGTAACAGCGGCTCCGTAGACGGGAACGTAGGGGTCGAGGCTGGCGCTGTCGGAGAGTTGGGCTCCCCAGAGGTAGATGCCAGAGGTGCCGTCTCCGGTTCCTGTCTGGGCAGTAGAAGACGTGCTTGGGTAGAGACGCATTTTTTCTGAACTGAACGTCTGCAAAGCCACAGAAGACCATGCGCCAGCTTTGCCATAGAAAGAGAGCGTGTATCCATCTTTCACGGCAGCGCAGCGATACCAGCCATCGCCTACTGAAGTGATTGACGTTGATGTGAACGAACCCGCCGTTACAGTGCCAACTGTTCCCGTAGCAAGGTTAAACAAAACCATGCTGTTGGAAGACCACGTAGGCCCACTGCTCTGGAAAATAGACCCGCCAGTTGTTCCTGAAGTCTGAACAAATAGGTCAGCAGTTTGCAGTCCGTTTGGTGCAGTAATTGCGTTTGCCGTAACAGCGGTGTTGGATTTCGACCACGCCGCATTCTCAAAGTTCTCCGTGAACCCCAGCAAATTCTTCGGTGTCGTGGGGTTATACATCGGGTACGCAGAGGTGTTCGGCTGCATGCCGCCAAGGTCGGAGCGGTAGAGGTGGGCTCCCCAGAGGTGGACGCCGTCAGTGCCGTTAACAGTTACGGCAGCAGAACTGTCTGCGTCACAAACCACGACATATGCGTATGGGTTTGCGGCTGTGGCTGTCTGTGTGAAGACGCAGTTATACCAACCATTACCTACGCTCGTAACAGTCACAAAGTATCCAGCTGTTTCAGTCTTCGCGCCCGTAGAAAGATTTACCCACGCCCTAAAATCTGCCGCTGCTAAATCCGTAAACGCTATGAAGTTTTTCCCGGCAGCTTTTGCATAGATAGAAACAGAATAATTGGTAGGTCCATCTATTAGTACACGCTGGTTAACGCCACGACCAATTCCGTTAATGGTGGGGTACACTTTATCTGCTGTTGTAGTGCCGTTTGGCGCAACTGCGGAGTTTGCGGCTATAGTTGCGTTGGATTTCGTCCAACTCGCCGCATCAAAGTTCTCGCTGTTCGTCAGCAGATTATGTGGAGCCCACTTTACCAGACCATCGCTGTCGGTGACGGTCGCATTGGATGCACGGGTAAAGTCGATGAACGAGGTGGCGATACCTGTCTGTACTGTAGCCATATTAAATTAATACCTCAATGAATAAGAGTTATCAGTAAAGTCAGTCGCAAAGACCGCAGACTCAATTGTATTCGGAGTAATACCAGTCAACTGTTCAGCCCCACTTGCGTTCTTCATAGTGTAATCATTAGAGACGAAATCAATACTGAAGCCAGCCCAATCATTATAGAGAAGGAGTTCAGAGGAAGTCAGAAGACCAACCATAAAAGTAGCACCAGTCGGAGCATACAATCCCGTTGCTGTAGTAAGGACTGTCTGGGTTACCCCACGCAATGCCCCAGAGGGGTGATACTTACCAAGGCCAGTGCTATCAATGCAGACGTTAATTGAACCATCCGGGGCGTATAGACCAGTATAAGAAGTCCCTGCGACAAGGGATACACGCATAGCACCAGATGCAGCGTAAAGACCTCGACTAACTGAGGTATCATTTACAACTACGTTAAGCGCACCTGTCACAGCGTAAAGAGGCATTCGGACCCTTTAATAGACTACGTTAGTTAAGAAGACACAAATAAAAGATTAAGTTTGGTTTACCTACCATAGGTTTAACTCTACGTAAGTTAGAGATTAATCTATGGTTTAACTATTAGTTATAACCTTTAGTAGAAGAAACCTATAAGATTTTCTTACCCCAGACTATGACTAGTCTAACTTAAGTTTAATCCCCCCGGTTTAACATATGGTTATTATAACATATGCTGAATCGGGAGTCAAGAGATTATGTTTAATCCCCCGCTCCCAGTCAAGAATAAACATGCCTAAAGGCTAAATAAACTCCTTGTGTGATATTAATACCACAGTATATCAACCTTACTTAAGGGTAAGCCGGTTGCTAGAAATTTTTCTGAGAAAAATTCATGGTGTGATTTAGGGGGATAGGGGGTAGTTAAACCCCCCTCCCACCCGTTTAATCTTATGCTAGGACTATAATCCTATTCAAGGGGAAGCACTAGGAATATATTCACAGGTTAGGAATAAAAGCTGCTACCTTCTGTCGCATGGACGGAATATAATCCTACGGATTTCCTAGGACTACATACCTAGCATGGGGTCAAAGCCCGATGGGTATACATTCCTGTCAAGCATAAACATACCGAGGAATATCAATGGGTTAGACCACATGGGGATTGTTCTTCTATTCCTAGAAACACCCAGGACAACTGTTAGTGAACCATAGGAATAAAGATATTCCCAATATGGACATCACTAGTGAAATAATACACCACTAATCCAGTAGAGATTTAACCCATTGATATCACAAGGAAAGAGCCATGCAAAACAAACATACCCTTATGCACTGGTAGCACCCTTGACAGGTTTCCAGCTCCACCCTTAAGGTGAGGCCACTACCTGCTGTTTCACATTGTAAATGACTTACCAACCCCAATCGGGGCGGGGCGACCTATGCCTGTTAGGTCCGGCCTAATCGTAGATGCCAAAGAGCTGAGATTAGAATGGAAACCAACTAGCTAAATTGCCTTTACCCGTTACCGTCTGACAAGCGGGGGTTGGTTTGGCTAGTCCCTTAGTTTCCTGTTTTCCCATGTGGGAAACTAGGGGACTGGCCAATCAGTCCAATCAACATCAACAAAGGAAAGTAAAACATTATGTCTATTAACTATATCAAAGCCGCAAATGAAATTGCCAAGCTCTATGTCGCGCAGGGCAACGGAATGGTGCAACTCTCCGACAAGCTGTTGCATGCCTTTAGGGAAGCTGAGAGCAACGGAACCGACGTCAATATGGTTTGGGCAAGCATCGCCCGCACGAACGGTTGGTCAGACCGGGATGCGGGCTTGGAAGGAAATCCCATGCCTAAGACACTGGCGAACTACCGTTCCATGTCCCGCAAGGCGATAGAGCTTGCCGTTGGTCACAACTACTCAGATCACGCAGCATGGAAGAAGGCCATTGCCCATGCGAACAAGCTTGCGAAGTCTCAGGAAGCTGAGGAAACGCCGCGTATCCCGTCTGTTGACTTGAACGAAATGGAAATGCCCTCTTACGTGGAGCACATCATTAAGAAGCGTTTAGGTATGACAGAAAAGAATATCAAAACTTTTGATAGTGTTATCATCAAGGCTATCGAGAAGTTTATGGAAGTTGCCTAAGTAGAAACACCAAGAGGTCATCCGAAAGGGTGGCCTCTTTTTTCGTACCTAATTTTAGAATAAAATCCTAGTCCTTTTCCCACATGGGAAATCAATTTCTTTTGTAAATCTATTCTTTTGTGGGGGAGCTGAGCTGTAGCGGCATAAGGCCCTCACGCTACCTAAGCATGTAGTAAAACTGCTTTTAATTTTCTTATTTTTTTTTTAATTGTCTAGAAGGTAGTTGCCTAGAAGGCGGCGAAGTGGCTGGAAAGTAGTAAAGATTAGGCGAAAGCCTGTTAGGTAATTTAATAGGAGCAACTAACATGAAGAAGATAAAGACTTTTGACTTTGGTTTGAAGAAAGCTGACGTTTACTTTGATGAGAAGTACAGGGAATACACGGTTACCTTCGATACGGGTAGCGATGGGTGGTTCCGCGATGACTACTACACGGATGACTATGCAGATGCGGTGAGTGTCGCTTTGTACTTCTGTGAAAACTAGGAGATCAGAATGGAAATGTTTCTAACGGCTGGTATGTACTGCATTATGGTTGCAATCGTAACTCTGCTTTATATAGAAGGCAGGAAAGGGATCTAACATGCAAACGCTAGAGCTTAGGCTTACTCATGTATACGCTGATACGTGGAGGAATGAAGACGAGTGGAAAGCTATTGGTGAGTTTGAGATAGTGTCTACCCAGAAGTGGAGGGAGATCACGGATGATCATGACTTCGAAGAAACGGAACCTCTTAAGCATATCTATGAGGTAGTCGTTATCCCAAATGGGGCAGGGCGTCTTGATGATATTGATCAGGCTTTAATAGATGCCTTCTCCCATTCGGGTTGTCATCATGAGTATGATTGCTGTGGGTGTAGGTCTTTCTCAGCACAGAAGCCTGAGTATCTTCACAAACACGAAGATGGGTGGCACTATCGCGTTACTGTCAACTCTTATAGGAACTACTAACATGGCAAAGTATCCGGGTTACTACTCAGAGGAAGAAGATAAGTTTGTCCAAGTACCATATAAGTGGGAGATATGTTCTCATTGCAGTGGTGATGGTAGATCATCTGCTTACCTTGGTTCGTACACTTGGGATGAACTAAATGAACAAGGAGAGGAATTTATAGAAGACTATTTTGCTGGTAACTATGATAGAGTATGCGATTGCTGCGATGGTAGTGGCAAGGTTGTCGTGCCAGATCATGGTAAGATGACAGAGGAACAGGAGAAAAAGTATCTAGAACATGTGCAAGCTGAGATAGAGTATGAGTCAGAACGTAGGGCAGAGATGCGCTACTTCTATGGTCCTGATCGCTAACATATTGAAACAGAAGGGTAAACTAATATGGCACGCAACAAGTATGTCTATGTACTCATGGGGTTTAATTCTAAGTACAGTTCTACTTATATCAGTAGGGTATGTTCTAGCATGAAGAAGGCAGAGCTAGAGAAGGGGTTCATTGAGAATGTTATGCGAGAGGAACCTAACGTCTATTGGATTAGCAAGGAGAGGGTATCGTAATGACACTCGTTGTAAAGTATCCTAGCAAGAAGGTACTTAAGGAGGAGGTAGGTAAACCTCTCCGGTACATCGAAACAAGTCTGTTCGGACCTGAATATAGGCAGGATGGTATGCTTACCGTTGCCAATCGTCCTCACATTACAGGCTTAGGCAGGGAGTTCTTCGCAAACGTCTACATGGAAGCTGGTCTTATCAAGAAGGTGACATGATGCAACTTGTATCTATTAAGCACATGAATGATCCTTACGGGCAGGGTTATGCTGACTGTAAGGAAGGTAAGGAGTTTTACCCTCACTACTGGGTATCATTCGAGAAGAATGTATCTGAGTTGTGTCATGGTACTGCTATGTCTGTCTATGACAAGGGTCAGTACACGTTAGGTTGGGATGCAGCAATTATGGGAGAAGCACTGTGAGCGATAGCTTTATTAGGTATAGCAGGGGTAGGGGTGAGGTTACATCATACGTAGGTACTGATGCGACCTCATTGTATCGTGTTAACATGATCAAGGTTAGCATCAAGCTTTGGATGAAGACTGGCATGATGCCTACTAGAGGGGTAACTATCACTAAGTTACTCAAGATGGCAGAGCAGTACACTGGTAGGAAGTATAAAAAATCAGAGGCTGCTTATGCGGTAGAGGATCTGCACAACTGGGTAACTTGTATGGTATCGGCACTACCAATTGAGGAGGTTGACTAATGTGTATGAGGAACGAATAATGTATCACGTATACGGATATGATCTAGACAGTGATGAGACTTGCTTATTGCACTCACTCTGGACTGAGAAGGAAGCTATTGACTGGGCAAAGAAGTATACCTTCCGTAACATGGGTGGGTGGGATAAAGTCTATGTCCAATACGAAACAGAAGTAGACGTTGATGTAACTGAGGAAGTTATTGTCTGGTCTATTTATGAGGAACCAATGGGTTGGTCTGACAATGCAATGGAGGAGTTCTAACTATCATGAAGATAATTCATATCAATCGTAACATCATTCAAGCTAATGCAAAGAGAGGTAACTCTGATCCTGTCTGTCGTGTAGAAGAGGACGGAGTTGTTCGTTATTGTATGGAGGTAGCAATCCTTGGTCCCTCTGCTATGGTATACCGCCCTGATAATCCCCGTCCATGTGGTGCTAAACTATGGATAGAAACAGAAGCAGACGTTAAACTTATAGGAGAAAGATAACATGCCTGTCCTGCTTAGTAAGGCGAGTAAGATGCCGGGTAAATCGTGGTCCCTCCAAGCAGGGGATACTTGTCCCGGTTCTATTAATCCTTTGACTAAGGAAGTCATCGAGGTATGCGCTGATTGCTATGCTAAGTCTGGCTTCTATCGTATGGATAATGTCAAGGCCCCTCGCTTATCCAATCGTAAGGATTGGAAGCGTCCCGATTGGGCTGATGATATGGTTGCAGCACTAGACAATGAGCGTTGGTTTCGCTGGTTCGATAGCGGTGACATCTATACCGCTCCACTAGCACAGAAGATCCATGAGGTAGCAAGGCGTACCCCTTGGTGTAATCACTGGATACCAAGTAAGTCCTATAACATTCCCAAGATTAGATACTGGTTGGATAGGCTCAGAGAGTTGCCGAATGTATCCGTTCGGTTCTCCTCACCCAGTACACACGGTGAGTACACCAGTGAGCATGGCTCTGTCGTAGTCCAGTCAGTTACAGATACAATTCAGAATGGAAAGATGTGCGATGCTTATACTCGCGGTGGTAAGTGTGGTCCTTGTCGTGCGTGTTGGGATAAGTCTACTTCTTTGGTAGTCTATCCACTGCATACACCTAAGAAGAAGATCAATCTCATTGTTAATCGTGTCAATAAGGTGGCATAAGTATGGCTGCTAAATATAAAGTAAATGTATGGAAGACTGAGGTTTACCATACAACAATCGAAGTCATTGCACCTAACAGACATAAAGCTGCTCAGATTGCACAGGAAGAAGCGGCTGTACATGCGACGCTTACTTGGGAGTTTGTTGACAGTGACATTGAAACAGATACACCTGTATCAGGGGAGTACTTTGAATAATGGCAAAGGTTAATCACAGTCAAGAGACTATCGATACAATCTGCAAGTTACGCAAGCGAGGGCTGTCATGTGAGAAGATCAGTAAGGAGACTGGTCTTACGAAGAACGTAGTCCTTGCCCTCGTCTATAAACACTACCTAAAAATCGACAGGCACGTACACTACAGACGCAAGTCTGACCATGATGGTAGGGATGTACCCTACAGTGACAAGCGCCCCTCAGTACCCTTTATAAGGGGTTTAAACCATACTCGCTATTACGTTGTCCGTCCTGCTAATACTGGAGATAGATCATGATCCTCAACCTACCTAAAGAAGACTTAGAACTTATCATTGAGGCCCTTGATTACAGGCTGTATGTCCTAGATCAGGAGAATCATTTCTTCTTAGAGGAACCGGGCTCACTCTACCGGGAACTGATAGAGATCCGTGATTACATATTGTCCTTTACAACTCAGAAAGAATCGATAGAATAAGGTCACTGCCTACGGGGTGGAACTATAGATAAACATATAGTATAACATAAGGAGTACCAAGAGATGAAGGTAGCGATATTAATCCTTGCAATAGTTACAAACCAAGGTGAGTTACAGTTGCACAGTAAGGAACTATCAGTGTGTCCTGAAAAGGAAGCACTAACGGAGACATTGGATAAGAAGAAGGAAGCGGGAGAGTTCATCGAATGGAATGCTCTGTGTCTCCATCCTCAGGTTGATGCTAAGGTTGAAGATCATGAGTGACATCATCATCCCACCGGCTGCGCTGGAGGCGGGGGCGAGGGCTATCTGTGAGACGCACTGCGGGCCTTGCCGCTGTTACCCGGATGAGTGTGGTTGCGCCTATTTCAAGGCTCACGCCCGCGCCGCCATCACAGCCGCGCTCGGCGCTTGGACGGGGATGATCCACGGCAAGTATTTTGCGGAGCCATCCATCATCCTCCCCCTTCCGAAGCAGGAGGCCAGCGATGAGTGACCTTGTGGAAAGGCTGCGGGCTTGGGGGCCTATGGTTAGCAGCGGCTATGAATGTCCTGCCGCAGGAACGGTGATGCACGAAGCCGCCGACCGCATTGAGCAGCTTGAGGCCGAGAACGCCTCCCTTGCCACATGGCAGTGCGAGTTCACGGACGGCAAGACTGGCCTTGTCTACGGTCAGGGTGGCACCACCTTCTGCATCATGGCAAAACGAATGCAGCAGCTTGAGGCCGAAGTGAAGGTCTGGCAGGGCCACGCCAAGACGGCGATTTGGTCTGACAGCGAGGAGTGCAAGATGCTGACGCGCATCAACGCAGCCCTACTTGAAGCGCCGACAGTGGATGTTGATGTGGTGGTGCCAGATCGCGACTACTCAGCAATGACACCCAAGGACTGCTATGAGGCAGGCTTGCTGGATGGTGTTTATCAAGCGCGAGAGGCCATTAAAGCCGCCGCCCGCGCCGCACTGGACTATCGTGAGATGGATGTCCATTCAATTGGTCATGAGGATGGCTTATGTCCAAGAGAACGCACATGACTGACACACAAGCAGAAGAAGCAGTAAGGAAACGACGAAGGAAACTACTACTCTCTGTCTTAGAGGTATCACTTGGTGATCTCGTTGCACTTGATGGTATCTATAAGGTAAAAGAATATCTCAACAGTTTTCAACAGCAACTGAAGGACTATTAAGATGAAGCTTATGGTTGATCCACCTGAGGGATGGCGTTACAGTTTTCCTAAGGTATGCCCTGAAGAACACAAGCATAGAATCCTTGACTGGATTGTTGAAGTAGGGTACCCAAAGCAGGAGATAGAGAAGCTTGGTAAGCATTTCTATGTTAGGTGTTGGGAGATTGTATAATCTTCCCTATCGGGATAGAACAAGATGAGATGTTACATTTGTAATAAGGATTGTCCCGATGGGGAAATTTATCTAGAGCGTAGAGATGGGGTGTACACGTTCACCCCCTGTAAAGAATGCTCTAACGTAATCCAGAAGACAGTCCTTTATAAAGAGGTAGAGAATGAGGAAGCACCTACCATGCCCCTGTGGGACATCGAGTGATGGGCTGTACGACTACGGTGACCACCAGTATTGTTTCGTGTGTAATAAATACTTCAATGATACTAACAATCAAGAAGGTTCAGAAGAGATGACTGATATGTCTAACACTCCAGTCCAGATGAAGGGCGAGTTATCCGCTATCCCTGACCGGAACATTAATCAGAAGACTGTCGAACTGTACCGTGTGCTACAGCAGGATGGTAAGCACCACTATCCTTACTATAAGGACGGTAAGCTTGTCGCTGTTAAGACACGGCTTCCTGATAAGGCTGGTTTCCCTTGGTCTGGTTCTCCGGGGGGTGTTGAACTCTTTGGTCAGAACCTATTCCCTCAGGGTGGTAACACGCTTACCATTGTAGAGGGTGAGCTTGATGCCTTGTCTGCACACCAGATGCTTAACGAACCAGTCGTATCGGTATGCTCTGCTAGTACCGCTGTCTCAGATCTTAAGCGTAACTATGAGTGGGTAAATTCTTTTAAGCGTATCTTCTTTGCCTTCGACAATGACAAGGCAGGGCAGGAAGCACAGACTAAGGCGGCATCCTTGTTTGATCCTAAGAAAGTAAGGATCATGAAGCTTGCTATGCACAAGGATGCTTCTGATTATCTTGTCAATAATAATATCAAGGAGTTCTATGAGCAGCACAGAACAGCAGGACCATTCACCCCCGATGGCATTGTATCCGGGGCAAGCATCTATGATCTACTCAGAACAAAGCCTGAGTATGACTCTGTTAACTACCCGTGGGATGGTGTCAATGATTATACCTATGGACTTAGGACTGGAGAACTTGTTACTGTCATTGCTGGAACAGGCGTTGGAAAGACACAATTCCTCAGAGAGTTAGTCTATGGTCTACTGAATAACACTAAGGCTAACGTAGGTGTACTCTTCTTAGAAGAACCCATCCGTGACACTGGCCTTGGTCTTATGTCAGTCCATGCTAATAAGCGGATGTACCTACCCGATGAAGAGTATACCAAAGATGAGTTTGATGATGCGTACAAGGCGACTGTGGGATCTGGGCGTGTCTTTCTGTATGACAGTTTTGGATCAAACAGTATTGACAGGATCTTGGGTACTATTCGTTATCTTGTTCGCGCATTGGATTGCAAGTATATCATCCTAGACCATATCAGTATCGTCGTATCAGATCAGAGTAATGGTGATGAGCGCCGTGCCTTGGATGAGATTGCAACTAAGCTTAAGACTTTGACAGTTGAACTCTCTGTCTGTATTATCATGGCTGCTCATCTTAGGAGACAGCCGAATGGTCAATCACATGAAGAGGGTGCTGCTGTTAGTCTTTCTGATATTCGCGGGACTGCCGGAATTGGGCAGCTTAGTAATATCATTCTGGGTCTTGAACGTAATACGCAAGCGGATGATCCAGCAGAGAGGCACATCGTAAGGGTACGTGTTGTTAAGAACAGGTTCTCTGGTATGACTGGTCTTGCTACCCACTTGCGGTATCATACCGAATCTGGTAGGCTTATCGAAGAGCAACCTGATACACCAGTGGAGAACGAAGATGACAATTAAAGTAGACTTGCATGTTGACGGATGGATCTCAGAAGAGGGATTCCATATCTTTGTAGAGGATCAAGAAGAAATCATTACCTTCTTTAGGATGGCTAATGAGTTCATCGAAAGTCAGTGCGTTCCTAGTGTACCACCTACTATACGACAGGATGGACGGGAGAACATTGCTAAGTTGGCATACATCCTAGAAGCTACAGCAGGATATTTAAGGAACCAAGCTAGTGCAATCACCGACTGGGAAAATTATATGGGACATAGAGACTGATGCCCTCGACGCTACAGTTATTCACCTCTTGGTTGCGAAGTTTGCTGGGAAAGAAGGATACTATATCTTTCGGGACGCTGAGAACTTCAGAGCCTTTTATGAAGACAACGATGACGCTGAATGGATCGGACACAACAGTATCGCCTTTGATTCGGTTGTCCTGTCCCGTCTGTGGGGCGTCACTATCCCTCTCGGAAAACAATCCGACACTCTTGTCATGTCAAGAATGTGGGAGCCAACTCTTGACGGCCACTCACTGGAAGCATGGGGCAACCGTCTCGGTGAAGCGAAGATCCAATTCAAGGAGTTCTCCGTCTACTCAGAAGAGATGAAGCAGTATTGCAAGAGAGACGTTAAGATTACTGAGCATGTCTATAAGCACCTTAATCGTATGCTCTTTTGCTTTTCTGCTGAGTCTATTCGCCTTGAGCATGCAACCCAGTATATTATCTCTGAGCAAATCAGAAATGGTTTTCTTTTAGATAAACAAGTTGCACTTAACATTTATACTGGTGCATTAACTGAGGCTAACCGTATCGAAGAAGGTGTTATAAAGTTCTTCCCACCTATCATCACTGAGCGGTACTCAGAGAAGACAGGTAAGCGCCTTAAAGATGATGTCGAGTCTTTCAACCTTGCCTCACCAAATCAAATAGTAAAGCGTCTTGATGAGCTTGGTTGGAAGCCGACAGTGAAGACTAAGACGGGGAAGTCTTGGAAGATCTGTCAGGAAAACCTTAACACTATTCCTGATAGTATGCCTGATGGTACCCCTATGCCAGAGTGTATTAAAGATCTAAAGAAATGGAAGATCCTTGAAACAAGATGGAAGACTGCAAAGGACTGGCTTAACAGAATGGACGGAGATGGTAGAGTCCACGGACAAGTTATCATTCCCGGTACCGTTACCCATAGAGCCTCACACCAGAACCCAAACATGGCAAACATCCCCTCTATCACCACAGAACGTGGCTTATCTGGACTATTTGCATACGAATGCAGAGAGGCTTGGACTGTCCCAAGAGGCTCTAAGCTGGTTGGAACAGATGCTGCGGGAATACAACTTCGTGTACTCGCCCACTACATGAACGACCCTGAGTATACGAAGACTCTTCTTGAGGGTGACATTCATACCTTTAATAAGAATGCACTAGGTGAGTACTGTAAGGATAGACCAACAGCTAAGACATTCATCTACGCTTGGTTGCTTGGTGCTGGTCAGGCTAAGGTAGCACAGATCTTGAACTGTTCTGTTAGTCAAGCCGGGGATGCTATGGATAACTTCCTTCGTTCTATTCCTGCACTAAAGGAGTTGAAGAGGAAGGCTGCTATGGCTGCACAGCGTGGGTACCTTGTCAGCCTTGACGGTAGGCGTATCAAGATTGAGTCAGACCATAAGGCTCTCTCTGTCTACCTTCAAGGTGGTGAGACAGTCATCATGCGTATGGCTAACTATCTATGGTATACTCAGGCCAAGAAGAATAAGATCAAGTTCAAGCAGACAGTCTGGGTCCATGACGAATGGCAGACTGAAACAGAGGAGAGCAAGGCAGAAGAGTTAGGCAAGCTACAAGTCCAGTCTATTATAGATACTGGTGAGCATTTCGATTTGAATTGCCCACTAGATGGTGAGTACAAGATCGGTAACAACTGGGCAGAAACACATTGACAATCTATCAAGACATGATAATATATGACTATCAACAACTAGCGGAGACTACTCGAATGACTACTGCTTCGAAGACTATTACTGGTGAGTTTCGTACCAAGGTTTACTTCGCTCATGTGCAGGAGCCTTCTCAGTTTGGTAACTACGAGATCAACCTCGCTGTTACCCCTGAGATTGAGAAGAAGCTTATCGAACTCCGTCTTGATAAGAAGATCAAGGATGGTAAGGAACGTATTAACAATGGTGGTAAGTTCCTCACCCTTCGTAATGCTGTCGTAGATTTGAAGGGCTTCGAATCTGAGATGGTTATCATCGATCAGAATGGTAAGCGTTCGAAGGCACTGATTGGTAACGACTCTGAGTGCATCGTGTACTGGCGTGTTTACGATACCCCGAAGTATGGTAAAGTCATTAAGCTTGGTAAGATGCTTGACTGGGACGAAGAGAACAAGAAGAAGAAGTTCGGTGCGCTTAAGATCGTTGAGCTTGTAGAGTACAGCAAGCCTAACGAGTTCGCTGATGCAATGGATACCGCTGAAGAAGCTGATCCCTTCCCTAAGTCTGCTGAACTTCCGCCTCCTGAGGTGAAGGCTAAGAAGTCTAAGTCGGTATCGTTTGAGATCGAAGCCTAATTGATGTACTACTCTGTTGACGAAATGCCGAAGGAGGGGGATTCTGTGGAGTCTCCCTCCCACTACAACTCTGGTAGGGTTGAGTGCATCGACTACCTCAAGGACAACATGCCCTTCGAAACATTCATTGGGTACCTCGAAGGTAACACGAAGAAGTATCTTCATCGTTGGAGGTACAAGAAAAAGCCACTAGAAGATCTCAAGAAGGCACAGTGGTACCTGAACCGATTGATTAAGGAGTTGTCTGATGGACCTTGATGACTACCAGAACAAGGCTCTTACTACCCTTCTTGTAGATAGCGAGGATCACCTTACCTATGGCCTTGCTGCTGAGGTTGGTGAGGTTATGTCCCTTATGCAGAAGGCAGCACGGCGTGATCCCCGGTACTGGTCTAGTGAGTCTGACCATTTCTTTGGAGACTATACTCCCTTGTTTAAGGAGAAGATCTTTGCAGAACTGGGTGATGTTCTCTGGTATCTCTCATGCCTTGCTAGTCATCATGGTTTCCCCATGAGTTCAATTGCCCTACATAATCTAGAGAAGTTGGGCAAGAGGCAGGAGAATGGTACGCTACAGGGTAATGGAGACAATAGGTAATGGCTTCTATTAACACCCTTGCTGAGGATATCCACCACCTACTTGAAGAGGGTACTGAGGAGGACATTACCTCATCGTGCCTTGAGTTCGGGCATCGTCTTGCTGGCCTAATCAAAGACAGGATGAAGCCTAAGACAGAGAAGCGTACACTCAGGATGTCTAACATTGGCAAGCCTGATCGTATGCTGTGGTATGAAGTTAACAGTTCCATTCCAAAGGAAGACTTTAATGGACCGACATACCTTAAGTTCCTATATGGTGACATTATCGAAGAGGTTGTCCTATTCCTCGCTGAGGTGTCGGGTCACACTGTGTCGGATCGACAGCGAGAAGTTACTGTTGATGGTATTGTTGGTCACATTGATGCTGTTATCGATGGTGTTCTAATCGATGTAAAGAGTACCTCCCCTTATTCCTTTAAGAAGTTTAAGGATGGTAGCCTTCGTAACGATGATCCCTTCGCATACATTCCCCAGTTGTCCGGGTACCTAACTGGTACGGGTATAAACGATGGTGCCTACGTAGCAGTAGACAAACAGAATGGTCACATCGCTGTTATGACACTGCAAGATACTGATAGGGTAGACATTAACGCTAGGATAGCTTACGTTAAGGAAGTAGTTAGTAAAGAGACACCCCCTACTCGCTGCTTCGAACCCGAACCAATGGGTAAGTCCGGTAACATGAAGCTGTCTACTGGTTGTTCCTATTGTTCCTTTAAGAAAGAATGTTATTCAGATGTACCACTTAGAAAGTTTATCTATAGTACTGGCCCAGTATGGCTGACCCATGTTGAGGAAGAACCGAAAGTCTACGAAGACAAAGAAGCCACTTAATGATAGCCCATCAAGATGGCGCAGAATCTTTAAAGACTTTGGTCTTACAAAGGATGGATACAACACGATTCTTCAACTCCAAGGAGGAACTTGTGCTATATGTCAACGACATCCTGACAAGATCAGACCAAGGAGAAACCTTGCAGTCGATCACGATCACAAGACTGGAGAGATTCGAGGGGCGCTGTGTTACCGCTGCAATCATGTGCTTCTTGGAAGGATCTTAAGAGACGATGCAGAAATGGCAAAGCGTTTGTATCTGTATCTAACTACTGAGAAGAACTACGGTAGGGTACCAGATTAATTATCATTTGATAACTACCCTTAGCTCAGTTGGATAGAGCAATAGCCTTCTAAGCTATGGGTCGCTGGTTCGAGTCCAGCAGGGTAGGCCAAGCTGGTATAGCTCAGTTGGTAGAGCATCTGATTTGTAATCAGGAGGTCGTGGGTTCGAGTCCTACTACCAGCACCATTCATTCTAATAGGAGAGTATCATGACAATCAGAGAAGAGTTTGAGGAACTGAAGGCACTCGTTAAGGTCTATCTCGAAACAAAGTATGATGATGGTGATATGTACCAAGATGATACTGAGTGGGCTGAAGCACTAGAGGAAATGGAAGTTGACCTCTGCATTGCAGTTGGTCTTCTTGATGAAGAGGATATAGCTATTGAGTAATACTCATCTCATTATTCCTGATCCTCATGCAGCACCAGATGAGGACTTGTCACGGTTCAGTTACCTTGGTAAACTCATCGCTAGTGTCAAGCCTGATACTGTTATCTGCATTGGTGACTGGGCTGACATGCCTTCCCTCTGCTCCTACGATAGGGGTACGAAGGGCTTCGAAGGACGAAGGTACAAGAAGGATATCGAAGCTTCCTGCATCGCACAGGAGTTGATGTTCAAGCCTATCCGCGAGACTAAGAAGAAGCTACCTCGCTTTATCATGACAACAGGGAACCATGACTATGCTAGGATTGAGAAAGCTATCCAGAAGGATGCTGTCTTGG